TGCGGACCAGCCGGGGTTGAACGCGGCGGTTAAGGCGATGGTGCGCCGCAAGATCGGGCCGCGTGGCGGGTTCGGTTGGGAATCGGCCGAGGAACGGATTGATATCACGCCGTTGGACGCGGTAACGCTCGCCCACTTCGGGGCGGAACAACTTAGGGAGCCCAAGGAATGGAAAGGGAGATTCGTTTAATGGAAATGCCCGCTTATGATAAAGCCCTTTTCAACGAATGCGTTAAGCAACTCAATAATTCGCGGGAACCCAATCGCGAGGCCCTCGAATATTATGAGGGCAAACACCAATCTGATGACGTGCAGATTTCGACGCCACAGAGAATGCGTCATCTGAAAACCGTGACTGGCTGGCCGGGAACGATTGTTGATTGCATTGACGAGCGGCTAGACTTCGAGGGCTGGCTGGCCGATGATGATGGTTTCCTGAACCGCGTTTACGCCGCGAATCATCTCGATACCGAAGCGTCTCAGGTGCATTTGGATGCCCTCATTTATGGGGTTTCGTTTGCCGCCGTATCACCTGGTGGCCGCAATGAGCCGCACCCACTGGTGGTGGGGTTATCGGCGAAGCACACTACCGGGATTTGGAATCCGCGTACTCGCCTATTGTCAGCGGCTTTAACGGTTACGAAGAAGTCTGATGAGACGACGCCGATCGAGTGTCTGTTTTGGACGCCAACGCACCGCTGGTACTGCTACCGCGACTCCGACGGGCATATCTACGCGGAGGGTGAGCCGCACGGGTTGGGTCGGGTTCCGGTGGTGGCGTTCCCGAACCGGCCCCGCACGTCACGCGAGTTCGGCAGGTCCGAGATTACGCGCGCGATCCGGTACTACACGGATGCAGCGCAGCGCACCTTGCTTGGGATGGAGATCAATCGGGAGTTCTACAACACGCCGCAGCGGGTGGGGTTGAACATGCCCGAGGACGCATTCGACGGCCCGGATGGGGTGCAGCCGTGGACTTCGGTTATGGGTCAGGTTTGGATGTTGCCGCCCGACCCCAATGGCGGTAAGGATTCACATCCGCCATCGATGCAGCAGTTCCCACCGTCGAGCCCGAAACCATATGTTGACCAGGTCCGCGAGTACCAAGCGTTAGTGGCTGCCGAGGCTGGTGTTCCGGAAGCCTATTTGGGGTTGAACACCGAGAACCCGTCATCGGCGGACGCGATCCGCGCGCTTGAATCCAGGTTGGTGAAGCGGGTGGAGCGGCGTCAGGCAACGTTTGGGCGCGGCTGGCTGGAAGTCGCCGCCCTCTGTGAGGCGATCACGGGTCGCGAGGCGGATCCGATGGTCACGGTCGAGTGGGGCGACCCGTCAACACCGACCCGGGCGGCTACTGCCGATGCGGTGAGCAAACTGGTTGGGGCGGGGATTCTCCCCGCCGATTCCGACGTGACGTTGAACATGCTGGGCCTCACCGCCCAGGAACGCGAACTCGTGCGCGCGGATTTGGATCGTGCCGAGAATCGCGCCCTGGCCGCAGAAATCGCCGCACTCCCCGCGCTACCGACCAACCCGTTCCTACTTGAGGTGCAGCGTGGCAGCGACGGTTGAGCAGTACGCCGCAGCCCAACGGCGCGTATCCCTCACCGCCCAGCAAATGTTCGCCCGCTGGCTACTCGCCAACCCGAATGCCACCCCCGATGAGGCAGGGCGAGCGGTGATCGAAATTGTCCACCAATTCGCGCCGGTTGCGGCGACAACAGCAGATGCCTGGTTCAACGATGTGATGGGAGCCGACAATGCCAGCACGACGGCGCCAGCGAACGCGAAAGGACCCACTCCATGAACGCGTGATGGGGGAGGAGTTTTACGACCGGCTAAACAGGTCCGTTTATCAGGCCACCCGTAAACCGAATTGGATTCGGGAACTTGCCAGGGTGATTGACCAGTCCGTTAGTGAGGTTGGGCGCAAGCAGATGATGGCGAGATGCCGAGCGGCTGGCGAGTTGTTCGCGTCGGTTCCAGTTGGAGAAACCTGCGCGTGGTGCATCATGCAAGCGTCTCGGGGACCGATCTTCACCAACCCGAATATTCGTTGGCATCCGGATTGCGATTGCCAAATCATTCCCGCGCGCTTGGTGCCGAAATCGTTCTTTGACCTGATGGACAGGGTTTATCGGGATGCGAAACGTGCTGCTGGTGAAAAAGAAGAGACCACGGCGGTTCTGAAGGAGATGCGCCGCCAGCACCCGGACCTGTTCAGTGATGGCGTTTTCCCGAAGCCACCCCAGATTCTGGACGGGAAAGGTATTAACTGGCCTTTGGAGTTGCCGCCGGTCACACGTGAGCAATGGTTCCATATCCTCAACAATCACGCCTATTATTCGCGCTTTCCCAAAAAGACGAAGTTCCCTGACGATTGGTCAGACGAGAAAATCGGTCAAGCGGTTTATGAAACCATTTCGGATGGTAAACGCGGGCCCGTTAAACCAGGTGAGAAGATCTATCGGGAGTGGAATGAGGAGAAACGAATCTATTCCCATGTCTTTGAGGGCAAAAAGATGATTGTGGTCACGAAATGGAACTCTGATACCCATCAGTGGTACGTGGCGACGGCCCATACGGTACGATGACGGCTATGGAGTTCGCAACGGGGGAGGATCTGGCGCAGGCGGTGGTTGACGCTTGTGGCGAACTTGACGCCGAGGCCCGCCCGAGCTTCGATGCGTTCTGGGGCTGGGCTGATTGGGATCTTGCCGCATTCGAGGCGTTGGAGAGTGCCTTCCGTGCCGGGCGGACATTTCCGCGCGAACTGATGGAGGTCGCGCAACTTAATTGGGCTCTGAATTGGTCCAAGAGCATGACCAAGAAGTTTGAGCCAATGTTGGTTTAGACGCTGATAAAGCATTTTTGACCCCGTCGTTTCCCGGCGGGGTTTCGTTTACCCAATTAAGGAGTTTCATGGTTGATATGCACCACGAAAGGCCCACCCGCAAGTCGGTCGGGGTTTGGGCTCGATGGCCCGTCAAACGCGAGAGTTATCGGCATCGTAGCCGGTACCCAGAATCGTTGATGGCCCAAGGTGGGATCGGGATAGGTGGTTACACCATTACGTTCCACGACGTAACAGCCAACCAGCCAGAAGCCGAGTCTGCCGGGCGGCAACTTTTCGATCATGTCGTGAACCTCATCGAGGACACCATCATTAGTTTCGATCCGAGTGCCATTCCCGACAAATAGTACTGCCATATTTGGCACGCTAATCGAACCACAAAGTTGTAACCAACCCGTAGCCCCGTCCCATTCCGGTGCGGGGCTTTCGTTTACCCAAATTTCCGCGCGTCGAGTTGCGGAATCCCCAACCCAAGGAGCAATCTAATGACAAGTACCACTCAGGCCCCTACCGAGATGGTGGCGGAACGCGATGTTCCGAAACCTGAGGAACCTGTTGCCGCCGCAGCGTCTGCGGCGGGTGGCGAGACGCCCCAGGCAGCAGTCCCCGAACATCCCCTAGTCGCCACCAATAAGGCACTCCGCAGTGAGCTCAAGGGCCTTAAGGATGATCTGGCTAGGCATGAGCAGGCGAACGCCACTTTGGCGGCTGAGCGTGAACTGTACCGGTCCGAGGCGGCCAGGTGGCAGATCGCGGCGAAGCGTGGCCTCGGCGAAACCGATGCCGGTCTGCTCAAGGGGAGCCCGGAGGAGATGGATGCGTTGGCGGCGCGGCTCGCGCAAACCACTACCGAACCAGTTGGTGCTGGTTACGCCCCGGACTTGGGTCGGGTAATCACAATTCCCGCCGCTGATGGCGAATCCACTGCAGCGAGTGACGCATTCGCGCACCATTTCGCGAAACTCGCCAAGTAAATAACGCCAGCGGCACTACACCTTTAAGGAGTCCAATAATGGTTATTTCATGTGTTCCCACTGATATCAGCCGCGCCACTGAGGGTACGGCTTCCCTGCTTCCACCCGAGGTTTCCCGCGAGATTTGGGGCTTGGCACATTCTGCTTCGGCCATCATGTCCGCCGCCCGCCACATCCGCCTACCCGGCGCTGGCCTAGTGTTCCCGGTAGTCACGGGGAATGCGGAGGCGGATTGGGTTGGGGAGACCTGCTCCAAGCCAGTCGGCCAGTCAACGTTCGACACGCGGATCATGCGGCCCTACAAGCTCGCCGTCATCGAGATTTTCTCCGACGAGTTCCGCCGCGACCTCCCCGGCCTGTACCGCGAACTGGCCCGCCAGTTGCCTTACGCGCTGGCCGCGAAGTTCGACGCCACGGTACTCGGCCAATCACCCGCTCCCGGCGATGATTTCGACACCCTGGAAGAGGCAACTACAGTCAACTTCACGGGCAAGACCGCCATCCAAGGCCTCCTGGAGGCCCAACGCGATGTCGCCGAAGCTGGCGGCCGCATTAGTGCTTGGCTGGCCGAGCCGCAGCTTGAATCGGCATTGCTTGGCTCTGCTGTTGGTAATGGTTGGCAGAACCCGTTCTCGCCAGGTAATCCTGGTGTGGCGCACGTGCTCGGCGCGCCGGTGTATCCGGTGGCCCCTGGGACGATGTTGCCCTATACGGGTGCGGCTGGCGATTTCGCGCGCGGCGCCATTTTCGGCTCCGTAGGCGGCATCCACATCGCCTACTCAGACCAGGCAACCGTGGGCAACACGAACCTGTGGCAGCAAAACATGTTCGCCATCCGCGCCGAGGTCGAGGTCGGGTTCATCCTGCGCGATCCGAAACTGTTTGTCCGGTTCACTGGCGAACCCGACGACGCCAACGGCGCCGGTGGGTTCGGCTCCATCGGCTCCCTCGATGTCAACGCGGACACCGTGGACGTGACCGCTGACACCGTCAACGTTGATGGCGGCTCGACCCGTGCCGCCAAGGCCAAGGCCGCCCTGGCCGAATAGGAAAGGTGGTGAAGCGAGATGGCCGTGACCATAACCCCAGATGATGTGGCGGCCCTAGCGCCCCGCTTGGACCCGGAGAGAGTTGCCGCGTTCATTCCGGGCATGTTGGCCACGGCCATCCTCGCCGCACCCTGCCTCGGCAAAGTCGCCCCCGACTCGGATCAAGCCCAGGCCGCGAAACTGATCATCGTCGCCGCGATAGCACGCCTCGTCGGAGCGGCATCCAATCCACCCGGCGTGACCCAGCAGACCGCCGGGTCTTTCAACGCGTCCTATTCGCCCATAGTGGGCACGTTCTCCGATAACGAGCTCGCGAAACTCAAGGCCATCTGCAATCCAGGTGGCCGCGCTTTCGCACTCGACACCATCCCCGATGGCGGATTCGGTGGCCCGGACTGGTGGGAAATGTCGCGCCGCGAAACACTCCCCATCTCCGACCTGGAAGCACCACCCGCCGATTGCCTGAACTGCGCACTCTGATGGGTCACGTGGCGCGTCCGTCGATTTGTCATTGGCATTTCGAGTACCGGCCCTGCAACCAGTGCCGCGAATACACCGACCTGCACCGCACTGGTACGGCCCATGATGGCGCGGATTGTCCGCATTGCCTTTTGGAGGTGGAATGATGCTCGCCCCTTACGGTGAGACGATCACGCGACTACAGCCCGGCGTCATCAACGACCCCTACTCGGGAA